ACCGACGATAGATTTGCTCGCGTAATAGATAGCTGGCGTGGTGTACGTCCTACAATACATTATTCATACAGTCGCAACGAAGCATTGCCTGCAGACTTTGCACACAATACAAAACCCAACATGCCTGTACTATTAGAAGCAGGATACAAGAAAGCAAAATTACGAGCCCACAGCGATTACTATCCTAACGATGTAGTGAACGATTGGGCTTTACAGTTTTTAGACTACGCAGATATTATGTGTGAGTCTAAATGCAAAAACCTAGCCAGTATTGCACTACATAAATACTTAACCAAAGGAGATATATGGCAGGACAAAGAGGACCAGCAGGCAAACAAAAACCAAGAAACTATAAAAGAGCTATTGACGGCGTAGAAATTAAACCGTCAATGTATTATGGTGCTAAAGGTAAAATGCTATGTGGATCGGTAAACGGCGAAATGGTAGTTGATGAAAACGGTCAACCTATACCTTTTGCTTCTATCAAACATACAGAAATCTTAGGAGGATAATTATGAAAAATTGGATTAAGGCAAGAATCGAAGAGCGTACATCTATTGATGGTGCGGCTCTTATTGCATTAGGAGTAATAGTTCTTATTGCAGGACCATTTGCAAAGATTGCGGCATATGCGGCTATTGCATACGGTGCATGGACTATTTGGAAAAAAGAAGACTAAATTTGGTCAATCCTTATATTAGATCCTGCAGGTAAGTTTAATATCTTACGCTGTTCAACACCTTTACGTTGAGCAAAACGCTTAGGATCACAATCTGGGCAAACGTGGACATAGAAGTTATCTAAACGCTTTGGGTCTACTTTGCCCTTTTCTCTCTTAAAGTCTTCTTTACACTCATCACATTGGAATAGAGCATAACTACGTATGCGTTTGTATGTATGACTTTTTCCAGTCTTACTCTTACGAACGTAAAAACGTATTTCTTTTTCAATTCTTTTGAACATAATTGTATTTATTTACATTCGGATTATAAAGCATTGCATAAATACAATAGGAGAAGGTAACATGGACGCAGTATTTTTAACAGATTCAGCTAAAGAACAGATGACAAACTTACTCAAAGATAACGACAAACCAGCAATTAAACTACAAATACAAGGTGGCGGATGTGCAGGTTTCAAGTATGATTGGGTAATGGCAGATGGCGTAGAAGAAGGTGATGAAGTTATAGACTTACTAAATGGTAAGTTTATTATAGACAGTACTAGCATCATGTACTTATTAGGGTCTACTATAGACTACAAAAAAGAACTATTCGGTTCATACTTTGATATTAGAAACCCTGCAAGCACAAGTAGCTGTGGTTGTGGTGAAAGCGTAGGATTTTAAAAGATGGCAAAACAAGATATTTATTTAGGTGTAGAAGGTAACGACGGTACAGGTGATAGTATACGTGAAGCGTTCCGTAAAGCAAACGAGAACTTCACAGAACTATACGCTGTATTTGGACAAGGTGGAACAATTAGTTTTACCGCACTTAACGACACACCAAATGGAATTACACCAGGAGGTGTATTAATTGGTAATACAACAGGTACTGAAATCCTAGCTAAAACGCTTTCAGCAGGAACAGGTATTAGTATTGACAATACAAGTGCAACTAACATTACTATTACAAACACAGGTGCTAATATTAACGCTGATACAAGTCCAATATTTGGTGGACCTGTAAGTGGTAACGAAGTTTATGCTATTGGTAAAATTGCTACATCACCACAAGCTATTGCAGAATTTAATACTACACATGGTAGTGCGATTACAATTAACGATATTGTAACAGACAAAAAGTTTCAAGATCAATACTACGCACCAAACACAACATTTGAACCAACTAAGCCAGTTTACGCTAGAACAGAACCATTAAATGCAAACGAGTACACTAAAACTGTTGCAGAATATAGAGCTGGTAATGTTGTAATTAGTAATCATGGATTTGATTGGAGTATCAACGGAACTAAATGGAAATACTCAACTACAGGTACAGCACCAAACGGTTTAGTAACTAATACAGATTACTATGTAAGATGGGTTAATGAAGATCAACTAAGTTTACACGCTACTAAAACAGAAGCACAAAACAATAACGATACTACTCGTGTTAAAATTAATATTGCACTAGGAACACAAACATCAGTAACAGGTGTTGATATTGTTAGAGACACAGCATATGATGATGCATACTATGGCTTCTACAAAACAGACGAAACATTACCAAGAAGTGCAACAGTAAGACGTCAAGGCGATGATATGACAGGTGCATTATACTTGCATGATCATCCAGGTGACTTAGCAGGTATTGATACCGGCAACATTAAAGACAAACAAGCCGCAACAAAATTATACGTAGACAACAATAGTTACAGTTCAACAGAAGATATATTTGTTACTAAACAAGGTGACGATACACAAGCACGTACTCCGGTAGGACTTGAAGGACGTGGATTAGGTTATGCATACGGAAGCCTTAAAGCGGCTTTAATGAAAGCTGAAGAAGTTATTGAAAGTGCTCCAATTGAGCCTGGTGCTTATAGACAAACAATTACATACAACAATGGTAAGAACATTTCACTTGTTACTGGTGTAGGACCAACAACACAAAATACTTCGGCATATCATGCACAAACATATCTAAGAGAAAACAAAAGATTTATTCAAAAAGCAGTTATTGATTATGTAAACGATACATTTCCAAATCTTGCTTATAATTCAACAAGCGTACAAAATCCAAATGCAGAAGCAATTTTAGCACGTAATAAAAAGTTTATTCAAGAAGAAGTTACATACTGGATTAATCATAATGTTGGAAACGCTGGCGGTGCTGGTATATGGAATAACTTTGATTACAGTAGTGCAAAATGTAAACGTGATGTAGGTTATATTGTTGATGCATGGATTAATGATTTATCAAGAGGCGGAAACATTGAAACACGTAGAATGGCCGCAAGTTATCTAGCAGGCATGCAAAATGCTGTAGGTGTTGCAGGTTTAGGTACTGCTGATCAGATTGCACAAACAAATGCGGCGATCGAATTTGCAAGAGATCTTGTTGTAAACAACGTATTATCTAATACAGCATACTCATCAAAGCAAGGTACATTTGTTGTTGATGACCAAAATTTAACAGCAAACAGTTTCCAATTTTATATTGGACGCAGTAGCTATGCAAACGTATATGTAAACGGTGGTACAGTAACTAAATCAGACAATACAGTATTACCAGTAAGTGTATTTGCTTATGACGAAGCAACAGGTATTGCTAGTATTACAACAGTTGGTAATCACGGACTAAGTGCAACAAATGTTATTACAATAGCAGGTATCAATGTTACTTGTACATTTGAAGGATCTACAGTAGCAAAAGTTTATCCAGAAAGTTTACCTCAGGTTATTACAACGCTTGCAGTTGAAACAGGTACAGGTGTTAAAGATGTTGCAAACAGAGCAAGCACATTAACAAGTGTAATTACAAATGTTATAACTAATGGACTTAATTCGTTAGTAGCACCAGAGAAACCTGCTATAGTTGACAACACATGTGAACGTGATGTTGGACTTATTATTGATGGAATGATTATTGACATTGGTAATGGTACAAACAGTAACTTCAACGCTATACAAGCGGCTACACGCTACTTTAGTACAAGTTCAGGCGCTAGAGCACGTATTAGTCAAGGACAAGAAACTAGAGCGGCTATGACAAAAGCAAAAGCTATTGTTAATAGTGTTGTACAAAATATTGACTTGTTAACACAAAGTAAACGATTTGCTGTTGAAACAGATAACTTAACAACAAATACATTCCAAGTAGCAGTAGGCACATCTACAGTAGTACACACATATGTAAGTGGTGGTACAGTTAGTATTAGTGGTAACACATATAACATTAGCGGATTTAATTATAACAATGTAACTGGTAAAGGTATTATTACAACTACAACTGCACACGGATTAGGTGCAGGTGATGTTGTTGTACTTGATGCAATTACATTTGAATGTACAGGATACGAAGGTACTAAATTATATCCAACAGATTATACAACACTTATTCCACAGTGGTTTGATTCTAATATTAACGATGTTAGTACACAAGTTAAAGATGCTCTTAATGCTAAATTTGATATTATTCTTGATATCTTAGAAAACGGATTTAGTGCTAGAAATAATTACACACTAGTTGAAGGTAGTACATACTCAATTGACTTTGGTAACGGAATAGGTAATGATAGTACTGACCAAGGTGTTAACACTAACGTTGATATCCTTCCAGGTAAAATTATTATTGGTAAAACATCAGGTGCTAGAGGACGTATTGTAAAATATACAAGTGGTGTAGATTTAGGCGGTACAGCATACGACAGAGCAGAAGTTGTACTAGTTGAGCCAAGAGACTTTAGAATTGGTGAAGAATTAGAATACGGTAACGGAACTAAAGAAAAACAAATTACTGTACACGTTGAAACAGGTATTTACTACGAAGACTATCCGTTGAAAGTTCCTGCTAACGTTTCAGTTAAAGGTTCAGACTTTAGACGTTGTCAAATTAGACCTGCTCCAAGAATTTCACAATCACCTTGGGCAACAACATATTTTTACAGAGACAAATTACTAGACAATTTAAAAATTACAGACTACACAGGCGCTGACATAGCAACACCACAAGCTATTACAATGACAGGTAATAATAGTGTAGGCGGAAAAATTACAGTAACACCAGCAGACAACGTTGCTCCTATTGCTTGGGACGGTGCTTGGTTTTACACAGACAATGGTGCTGTAGGACTTATTAGTAATGCTGATGGTGGAAGCGACTTTGAAGTTACACTTACTACTGACATACTACCAAACCTAAGTGGAATTGCAAGTGGTGCTTGGCATGTTAAGAAAACTGTTAACTACGGTTATCACTATTTAACTGATCCAAGTAATGCCGCAAGTACACCTAAACTGAACAACCAGATGGATGTGTTCTTAATGAATGATGCTACAAGACTAGCAAACATGTCATTCCAAGGACATGGAGGATTTGCACAGGTACTTGATCCAGCAGGACAAGTATTAGTTAAATCACCATACACACAGGTTTGTGGTAGTTTCTCAGGCAGTGTTAACAAGCAAGCCTTTAGAGGAGGTATGTATATTGATGGTTTCTCAGGTAACTTAGAAACTAAGATTACAAGCAAAGACGACAACTTTACACTTAATGTACAATCAGATGCAGGCACAGGTTTAAGAATTAGAAAACCACAGACACCTGCTCCGTTCTTTATTAACGGTGTACGTTATCAAGTTGATGCTGTTTCAGAATACGATGGCGGAACAGGTACAGCAAAACTATTAATTAACAAACTTTCAAATGAAGGTAATGGTTATACTGATACTACATTCCCACAACAGATATATGTTCAAACTGCTGGTAACAGAAGTATGTTGGCAAACGACTATACTCAGGTTAACGATTTAGGTTACGGATTGTTCTGTAACAACGCGGCACTGTCAGAGCAAGTTTCAACATTTACTTACTATAACCATACAGCGTTCTTTAGTAACAACGGTTCAGAGATTAGAGCTCTTAACTGTTCTAACGCAAATGGTAACTTTGGTTTAGTTGCGGCAGGATCAGATCCAAACGAAACTGTTGATGCAATTACAACACTAAGAAACATGCAACAGCCTGGTAAAGTATTTAACGATGCTTCAAATACATATGGCTTTGGTACATTTGCACACGCGGCTGGATCATTTAGTGTGTTTGTTTACGACTGTGATTACATGCCATATCCAAATAGTTTGATTGACATTTATACAGCAACAGGAGTGAATACATACGAAGTTACAGCAACAAGTATTGTTGCAGTAACAACAAGTAATATTGGCGGATACACAGGTGCTACTGGTCCAACAGGACGTAAAGGTGCAAACTTACCTATCTACAGATTAAGTGTGTCAGGCGACACTGGATTAGAAACGGCTATTACAGGCGCACACAATCCTACGCCAAACAGTGATGCAAGTGCATACGCTGTTCTAAGAATGAACAAAAACCACTTGTTAGATGACCTAAATGGTGTAACAGCAACAAGACCTTCTACTGCGGTTATATTTACAGAAAATCCAGATCAAGTTTACAGAAGTATTAGTTTTAATAATCAAGACGCAGACGGTAGTGCATTAGCAAGTGATAGATTCCAAGTTGTTATGGACTCAGCGTTTAGTCACTTAAACTTAACACTTAGAAATACTGAAGCGGCATTGAATACATATGCTGGTGTTGGTACTACAATGGGTGCGACAGCAGGTGACGTTGTACTTGCTATTGATACACTAACAGCAACACAACAAGCTCGTATTAACAACAATGATATGATATTCTCCTTTAATGGTAAGACACATATTGTTGCAAACTATACAGCAAGATCAGGATATGCTACTGTTGAACTTAACGATTTAGCGGCTTCGAACATTAACAGTAACAATGGACTATATACTGGAGGTGGACTAGCGGCAGATATGAGATTTAGTCCTGCGGCAACAAGAACTATTCCATTATCATTACAAGACAACGAAGCTGGTACTATTACAGTTGGTATTTCAACTCTAAGAGCTAACGGACACGACTTTGATAAAATTGGTACAGGTGGATTTAACACTACTAACTATCCAAGTATTATCTACGGACAGCCAACTATTAGTGCTAACCAAGATGCAGAAGTTAGCGAACGTGGTAAAGGTAGAGTGTTCTTTGCAAGTACTGACCAAGATGGATTCTTTAGAGTTGGTAAATTCTTTAGTGTAGACCAAGGAACAGGTACAGTTACATTTGCGGCAAGTATTGCTATTAGTAACTTAGATGGATTAGGATTTAGACAAGGTGTTAGAATTACAGAATTTAGTAATGACGATACAATGGCAGATGGTGATCCGGCGGCAGTACCTACAGAATTTGCTACAGAGAAATTTATAGAGAAAAGATTACATTTTGATAGAGATGGTGTAATACTTTCACTTGGTACTATTGGTCCAGGTGCTATTGCTAGAGATGGTACTACTCCAATTACAGGAAACATTAATGCTGGTAGTAATAAGATTTACAACCACAGTGATCCAACTAACCCACAAGATGTAACTACAAAATCATATGTAGATGCTAGAACACCATTTGATACAGAAGCAATTGGTACAGACATTGGTAATAGAGTAAACAATGATATCTTAATGTTCCATGGAGGACTTTATGACAATCATACTGTTACAGGTGATGTTGTGTTTACGAGTAACGGTAGTAATGTTGCAACAGCGGCAATTAGTTCAGAAGTAATTGTAAATGGTGATGTAAGTCCTACAGCAGGAATTATACAAAGCAAACTTACAATGCAAGCGGCAACTACAAGAGCTAACGCAACAGGTATTGCACAAAGTGATTTAGGACTATCAGCATTTGATGCAGATGACTTTACAGTAACAGATGGTTGGGTAACACTAAAAGCAAGTAGTGTTGACTTTGCCGACTTACCAGACATTGCACAAAACACAGTATTTGCTAGAAGTGCTACAGGCACAGGTGATGCAAGTGCAATTACTTTTGCAGACGTTGTTAACACTGGTGGTTCATTTACTACAACAGGTGTTGCTGATAGAATTGTTAAAACAGGTGCAGATGGTAGTATTGATGCACAGAAGATTAAACTAGATAACTATGATATCTTAGATCAAACCAACTTAACAATGACAATGAAAACACCAGGTGGTGCAACAGTGTTTGATACAGTTGGTACAGTTCCAAGTAATACAACTACAACACTCCCAGGATCAATACAAGTAGGTAACACAAGTGTTACAGCATCGTTCTTCCAACAGAACAGTAGCTATGGTGATCCAACTGATGCTACATTAAATAAACCAAGAGTAGCAAGTGACTGGATGTATACTTCATTTATTGAAGCACCAGGTGAAAAGAGTACTTCAAGTACAGGTATTGGTATAGGTGCTGGTACAGGATTTAGTAGTGCAGGTGAAGTTGCTATTGTTGCTAATAATAATACAGCGGCAGTAGTATTTAAACAGGCGGCTATGACTCCAAGTACTAACGGTGGATACGATATAGGTACAGCGGCATTAAAATTTGGTACATTCCACGGAACTGCTACAGCGGCTCAATATGCTGACTTGGCTGAGAATTACTTAGCTGATGCAGAATATGAATCAGGAACTGTTTTAGTATTTGGTGGTGAACAAGAAATAACAACTACTATGCATAAAGCAGATAGAAAAGTTGCTGGTGTTGTTTCAACTAACCCAGCACACTTAATGAATAGTGATTTAAACGGAGATTATGTTACAGCGTTAGCACTACAAGGTAGAGTACCTTGTAAAGTAATTGGTGCTGTTGAAAAAGGTGATATAATTGTATCTAGTGCAATTCCAGGTTATGGTATGGTACAGAACGATCCACTAGTAGGAACTGTTATTGGTAAAGCAGTTGGAACTAAAGACGGAGATGAACCAGGGTTCGTTGAAGTTGTGGTAGGGAGAGTATAATGGCTATTCAAACAATTAATATAGGATCAAGTGCAAACAAAGGCGACGGTGATCCATTAAGAACAGCATTTACAAAAATTAATGCTAACTTTGCAGAACTAGCTGAAACAAATAATACAAGAGATATTAAAGGATCAGTATTTGGTGACGATAGT